GAAAAAGAATTTGCACTTACACAGAATAAGTTAAGTGCTTCCAAAGTTTTAGCGGATAGAGGGCTGCCAGTACAATTTGTAGATTACATTGTGGCTGAAGATGCTGAAACTATGATGACAAATATTAATGATTTTGAGAAAGCATGGAAGGCCGCACTTGCTGACGCTGTAAATGCTAGATTAGCGGCTCCCGCTCCAAAGGGGAGTTCGGTATCACAAACAGGTATGACTAAAGAACAATTCGCAAAACTTACAGTGTCACAGCAAGCTGAACTATATAAAACTAACCCAGAGCTGTATAAACAAATGACGGCTCGATGAATTTAAAGGAGAATATATATTATGGCACATACAGTTTATGCAAATTTTGTATTAGAGAATAAACTCGAAGATTTACTTACTACAAGTGTTAATCTTCAAAATTATATGACAGTTGATACTTCCCTTACCGAAAACGCTGGTATGACTAAGACTATTCATGTTTATAC